TACAGTTGGCGGGGAATCCATTGAAGAATTGCGGGAATACCTAACCTGGATGCTGGAATCATTAAGCAAAAAAGTCATTAAATCAGAAGAATTTAAAGAAGAATGGGCGAGAAAATGAATAATAAATGGACTAAAGAAAATTTTGAAATTTATGATGCAGAACACCCTGATATTTGGGAGATGTTTAAAAAGTTCTCATTGCAAGTTGCCGCTAAACGCAAACACTTTTCAGCTAAATGCGTATTCCATCGTGTACGCTGGGAAACGGCCATAGGCAATTCTGGTGATTTTAAAATTGATGATGGTTGGATTAGCCATTACGCTAGAAAGTTTGCATTGGAATACCCGCAATATGAAGATTTATTTGAGTTTAGAACCCGTAAAAATACTTATCACGAAAAATTAAACATTCCAGCCCAGAGGTGGTTTTAATGACTACATTTACTACTGAGGATCGTCAGGAAGCTGAAAAAGACGAATTAATACGCCAGTTGCGGGAAAAGATTGAGTTTTTGCAATCTAAAAATAAATGGCTTATGCAACAAGTTGAGCAACTCGAAATTCAAATATGGGGATCAAGATGAACAATGAACCAGTAGCGTGGATGAACGCACACACAGGACATTTATGTACTGGCGGATTTTTAATGACAAAAATGCAAGATTACATTCCACTCTACACTTATCCAGCAAAGACACTAACAGATGAGGAAAAAGGGAAAATTGCTGATGAAGTGTTTGGTGAATTTAATTGGAGCAAACGAGTATTGACTTTTGCTGATGCAATATTAAGAAAGGCACAAGAATGAAAGCAAATGAACTAGCTGATTATGTTGATAAATGCAACGCACATGATGATGAAAAACTTTACCAAGCGGCAGATATGCTACGCCAGCAACAAGCTGAAATAGCGGCGTTGAAAGCAAAGACCCTAACAGATGAGGAAATCATTGCGATAGCAGATGACCCTTATTTATGCAACAAAGATGGTTCATTAAGAAGTTGCATTGAGTTTGCTAGAGCAATACTAAGAAAGGCACAAGAGAAATGAACAATATTGAACTTTTAGAAAATGCTTATGAGATTGCTGGTAGTCTTAAGGCTACCAATGACAAGCATTATGGTGATGGGCAAATTGATAAAGTATGCAAAATTGTTGAATTGCAATTAGACAAAATAATCATGCAAGAAAAGATTATTGATGCCATGACTGAAGAAGAATATAGAACAGTATTGGAGCGGTTATACACTCCATTCTACATAAAGTCACAAAATATGACACTTTCCGATGATGAAATAATGGAAATTGCAAAAAAGTCAGGTCAAGGAAATCCGTTTCATATACCGCCTGAATTTATTAAACAATTTGCTAGAGCAATACTAAGAAAGGCACAAGAGAAATGAAAGCAAATGAATTAGCTGAACTAATCGAACACCTTGAAAATGCAAAGTATGTTGGTGCAAGTAAAGCCGCCACTATGCTACGCCAGCAACAAGCTGAAATAGAGGCGTTGAAATCTGATGTAGAAGGGTATCAAAAATCTACCAAAATTTACAAGGACTTATCTAATAATCAATTTATTGAGATTGAGGTTTTGAAAACAAAGACACTAACAGATGAGGAAATCATTGAGTTATTTGAACATCCTGATGACTTTAACTGCATTGATTTTGCTAGAGCAATACTAAGAAAGGCACAAGAGAAATGAACGCAAATGAACTAGCTGATAGATTAATTGATTACCACGATTCTTTTCTTGCTAAAGACTGTGCCACCATGCTACGCCAGCAACAAGAAAAGCTGACCAAGTATGAACTGCGCCATGCCGAGCAAAGAAAGCGTATTGAAGAATTGGAAGCAAAGACACTAACAGATGAGGAAATATTAGATATTTGGTACGCAATGAAAGATGACAGCAATAACTGGACTAGGTATGTAGATTTTGCTAGAGCAATACTAAGAAAGGCACAAGAAGAATGAACTACGCAGACTTTACGACTAGATATGTACGCTATACAAATACAGCTAAAACCGCATAAGAAGCGTTTAAAGATGCCGAGTATGCTACCGCTATAACTAGACCAAGAGAAGCCAATTATGGCGGTTTTGGGGCTTTTGTATTTGCTTTAGCTATAGTGGCTATATTTGGCTATGGATTTTGGCTAACCATTAATCATTGATAAGGCTTCGGCTTTTTCGTTTGTTACACGATGAAGCCAGCCATCAATAAATTGGGGCTTATTTAAGCTGATGTAGTAATCGCCCCGTTGTTTTGAGTATTTTTCGATAAGTTCATTAATGTTTGAATTGGTAATTTGAGCAATAGTTCGAACGCCAATGATTCCATCTGGGATGCAACCAATGGATTGCTGGAGTAGCTTAACTGCTCTGCCTGGGCCAGCATTAACTCCCATTGAGAAACAGAGAAAATCCAATCCTTTGGGAAGTTGGTTAGCATAGGTGGACATCCAGTATTTAGCTTTATACATTGGCGCAACATCTTCTGGGGTTAAATCCTTCATGGTTTTGACTTCATGGCCAACCCATTCTTCCCATACCCGTTTTGTTACACCTAAATTAGTTTCCCCGCCTGGATCGCCAATCTTGTTACCATCTACCCAACCACCTTCGGATTTAAGAACTAGGCGCAGACACTCATCAAAGTTATTTTCCATTAACTATGCCTACTTGAGTTGAGAGCCATTCTTGTAAGCTACTTAATTGGGCTGTCGTTTCAGAACAGGATTCAGCAAGCCGATAGTAGGCGGGGCTTTCATCAGTTCCGCTGGCGGGATTGGAAAGGGTGGGCAATTTACCGCTACTGGAGTTGTGCAACCCGCCATAATAACTACGGATAGCAGATAGCTTAGTTTCGTACTCATTTGTAATGCTCCTATTGGCTATTTCTTGTTGTTTCTTGATTGATTCGTTTTCTGCTTGTTGCTTTTCGGAAACAATTTTAATCTCGTCTTTGAAGTTAGCAAAGCGTAAATGCTCCACATAAAAGCCAGCCCCAAAGCCCCCAAATAAAAGAGCAATATATATGTAAGTTTGGACACTTGAGCCGCCTATTAGATTTAGCCCATAGCTAAGTATATTTTTAAACATTATTGGGGTTCTGCGCCAGACATTTGTTTAGCGGCCACGGATGCCGCACCAGAGCCAGAAACAATGCCCAAAGCACCAGCAAGTTCTGTAAGGCTAATTTCGTGGCCAACATAGATTAAATAGATTGCCGCACCAGCAACCACAATAAAACCAAATAACCACGCCCAACGAGCAATATCGTGGGTTTGATTATCTTTTCCAGTAAGGATATGCGTAAATATTTCGTTCATTTTTGATTACCAGCTAATAAAGCCACTACCACAGCAATTAATTGCATTGTCCATTGACGGGTATCTCCCGTATCAAGACATGGAATCCAATCTAGTATGCAAAGCGATCCTATTGTTGCCGATATTGCCACTACATAAACTAAAAGCCAAATTAATACTTGCCTATAGTTTTTATTCATTTTGCGTGATAAAAACCAGCAATAAAACTAATCAATCCACTAATACCAGATACTATTGCCATGCCCATCCAGAAGCCCCCCTTTGAACGATTGGCGAGGGCTAATAATTCTTCCATTCCTTCTTCTAGCTTATCTACTTTGGCAGTTAAATCATCTACTTTTTGCCATAACTGGCCATATTTAACGGGGTCAATTTGAAAATCGGACATAACAAAACCATAATAAAAAGTTATTGGATATATTATATTGTCCGATATATTACAGAATGTATTTTATCACTTCTTCGGGTTTTAAAAACGCATCAGGGTTATATTCGGTAAAATCCCACCATAAAAACTGATTTTGAGCCAGATAACTGCGATCTTTTAATAAGTTAATGTTTTCTGGATGCCCATAGATTAATGGATCAGATACAGACCACAACACAACGCCAGGTTTACCGCAATCCCATGCTAAATGCTGAAAAAAACTATCACAACCAATCCATATCCGACACTCAGCAATTAGTTCACGCAATCTGGCGATTGGCAAATTCTTTAGAAACTGCTGGGTTATCTGTTCTTCGCCATCAACTCCGACTTGCACAACTTCCTCAGAAATTAATGATAGAAGCTCTTTCCAGTAAGGGTAATTTTTTGGATTAGTTTTACCATTCATTAATGGTTTGGCAAATGGGGCAATTAATATCATAGATATAGCTTCCTATAGGCATCCTCAAGGCTACCCTTCCAATTCCATTGCGCCATCTTTTTATAGATATTCCAGCGGTCTAAATCCCCAAATAACGCTTTAGCTTCGGCAATAGATCGACCTGGCACAATTTCAGGATAGCAAGTGAATACAACGGGATTAGGTATATCAGGAAGAACATGGCTAAAAACAATATGATCGCCAGCACCGCAGTTAAGGACAACAATGTTAGAAGCGGCAAACTGTACGATATTTCTAAAAATCTGTTCATCATGTGCATACATATCCTCTCTGGATTCGCTACGGATGCCGCCCCCAGCCTTTAAATGCCAAGTTGTTGCATGGGGAGCAACTAAAACTTTGTATCCTTTTTGATACAGTCCATAAGTAAATAGCGTTTCTTCCCGATGGGCTACACGGGATAAACCTAAGTTATAGTCATATACGCCAGCACGATATAAGAATGAGCAATGCAAATGCTCTACAAAATCTGATTTATTGATAATTCCCCATTGAATATTGGGTTCTTTATCAATGTCGGCAATTTTTCCTGTAGATTTTGATGTATCAAATATTGCTGGTAAAGTCAAAATTGACCCACCAACTGCGCCTATTGGATCGCCAACTTTAGACACTTCGCTTGCATAGGTATAAAGCTGTTCTAATACATTGGGTTCTGGAATAGCATCATCATCTACACGCCAAACCCATTTGTAGCCCATCTCATTCGCTTTTTGATGGATATGATGCTGACCTTTTTTCTCAGCAAATAACCATTCCCAAAATATCTTTTTTATATCTAATATTTGAAATATATGCTGGTATATAGGGTTTCCCCGCATATCTTCGGGATTGTCGTTATCGTCAAAAATAATCAGCTTATCAGGGGTTTTAGTCTGATTGGCTATAGCCATCAAAACCATTGGCAAAGTCGTTGTATAACGCCCTCTAGTAGCCACAGAACATAAAATTTCTTTCCTTTGTGCCGCTTTGTCCCATTTGGCAATCATTAGATTAAAACGATTGTGTTCATTAATGGGTTGCGGGTAACTTGTAATTTTCCCATGTTCCCCAATATAAGAAATATCAAAACCTTGAAAATGGCTTTCGTTGATTCCATGTAATTTGTGATGCTCACCCCAAAACCCTTTTGGTTCATTCCAGGGGCAAGTAATTAACAAAACTTTACAATGCTTTTGTAATAACTTTACAATTTCTAGCCCATTGTCCAAATGCTCAATGACTTCAAAAGCAATAATGGTGTCGTATTGTTCTAGCGGATAAGTGTTAATGTCGGCATTAACAAATTTGTTAATACCATCCCATCCTTGTGCTTTGGCATTTTCAATGATTTTAGGGTCATAATCTAACCCCGTATATTCAATATTTTTTGGCAAAAACTGTCGGCCATAGCCATTAGAGCAACCAATCTCTAATATCTTTTTGCCTAAAAGATTATCTTTAGCCCAAAAATAACGGGTGGATTCTCTAGGATAAACTTCGTCACCCTTTAAGAATACCGCCCGTTCATAGTTGTTCATCAACTCATTTACTTCATCTTGTTTTGTCATGTTTTTATATTATTTAATGCGGATAAACTGCATCGACTATCATGCCCGCTGTTAATCCTGTTCCGAATACAATGCTTGTGCCGCTAGTTACTGTTACATCAGTACCGTTACGCATTTTAACGCCATTCAAATACACCTCAATTTTGCCAGATGTATAACTTAATGATGTGCTAAATGTTGTTTGACTTGCGGTGGCGGTAAATGTGTCATAAGTTAATGCAATGCCATATCCGCTGTAGCCAGAATAACCGCTATAACCCGATACTCCTGATCCAGAATAACCTGAGTAACCAGAAATTCCAGAATAACCGCTATATCCACTAATTCCTGATCCAGAATAGCCGCTATAGCCGCTAATGCCTGATGCGCCATTAGTACCATTTGTTCCAGAACAACCAGATATTCCGCTAAAGCCAGAATAGCCTGATGCGCCATTAGTACCATTTGTTCCAGAATAACCAGATATTCCGCTAAAGCCAGAATAGCCTGATGTGCCAACTGCGCCTGAGTAACCGCTATATCCAGAATAACCGCTTACGCCAGAACCAGAATATCCGCTGTAACCAGAGTAGCCAGAAACACCACTACCGCTATAACCAGAGAATCCGCTAATTCCTGAGTAGCCGCTGTAACCGCTATAACCAGAAACGCCACTACCAGAATAACCAGAAATGCCGCTGTAGCCAGAATATCCAGATACACCTGATCCGCTATAGCCTGAGTAACCGCTATATCCACTTACACCACTACCCGAATATCCGCTAATGCCAGAATATCCAGAGAATCCGCTGATGCCAGAGTAACCACTTATTCCAGAATAACCTGATGCACCATTAATTCCGCTATACCCAGAAATACCAGAATAGCCAGAATATCCACTAATGCCGCTACCCGAATATCCAGAATATCCTGATACGCCAGAACCAGAGTAACCACTAATACCAGAATAGCCACTAAATCCAGAAATACCACTATAGCCTGATAATCCATTTTGCCCACTTATTCCTGAGTAGCCGCTATATCCCGATACTCCGCTACCAGAGTAACCGCTGATTC